GGTAGTGCTTACAGTTGCAGTTCTAAAAGGAAACATAATTCCTTCTGATTCTTTCTGTAACTTTTTTTGTAAATCACTAAGTGTAGACATTTATTTATTATTCAGTTGGTCCTTGAGGTTGAGTATTTGGTGCAGTAAAGCCGCTCTCCCCTGGAGTTTGTGGAGTTCCGATTCCGATATTGCCACCTCCAGACCCTTGTGTGTCAGTGACAGTTGCTCCTGCAGGTACTCCTCCAGTAGCTCCCATGCCGCCTTGTTGTTGGTTATCGCCTTGAGCTTGTTGATTTGCATTCATTTCTCCTATCATCTTTGCAAAGATTGCAGCTTTCTCAGGGTCATTAACTAACTGGTCAGGGTCAATATCCATTGACTTTGCAATCTCTCTAATAATACTGTGCCATTTTACAAAAGGTGCTAAGAACTGATTTGATGCAACTTGCATAAATGTCATCAATCTTTGTGACCTAACTTCTTTTTGCATTAGAGAACTTGTGCCTTGTGCCTTAACATCTAAGTCACCTTGTATATCAGGAACATCTTTATTAAATTGCATGTTCCATTGAAATAATGTTTCTCCTAATGGTCTTAATAAATAATCATCTACATTCTTTACAACTGTTTTAATATTTAATGCGGCAGCACCCATAAGCATTGACATACCTGATGCTGTTCTAGTTGTTGACATAACTCCAGTTGTGCCATGTGAATACGAAGGTATGCCTGTAGATTCATCTGCTAGTTGTCTGAACTTATCAAATATCTGCATATTTTCAGGTGCAGTATTAGGAAATCTTAAACCATGTAAGGCTTGTCCTGTTTGTCCGCTTTGTCTTCTAAATATCTTACCAGGAAATATTGTCATGTCTTGACCTGGTACTAACATAGTTTCATCTACGTCAAAAACTAAATTACCTGCTAGTGCTAAATTATCAATAGCCATTCTTGCATGACCATTCATAATTGTTTGTGAATCATCCATGTTCTCTGGAATACCTACACCAAAAAACTGATATGGATTTATTTCATAAGGGCACACCATAAAAGGATTTCTTGCAGGTGTAAATGGATTTAAAACTAATCTTAATATTTGTCCGTTAGATATCCAAGCATTAATTTGTACTTCATCTAACTCATCTGAAATATCATCAGGCATTTCTATACCTGCTTCTTCTACTAGATACTTATCCATAGTACCCCAGTATTCTAATACTTCAAATCTATTTCTATTATACTCTTCTTGATTTTCTCTATCAAACAATGCAGTTTCATAACTTCTTGTTTCATAGTTAGGACCACCTGCTAACACATCTTGTATAGCAGACTTTCTAAAGAAAGGTCTGTTCATTAAATCTCTTAACTGACCTCTGTTGTAGATATGTCTTTGAATTACATAATCTGCATCTTCTATATTAATAGCATCAGGGTCAGGATATAAATCCCAACAACTAACTGCTTCTACTCTTGGAACTAATTTTGTACTAGGAGTATACTCTCTTTCACCTGCATCATTTAATGACCACTTGTGAATAGATTGTTCGTAATTAAATGGACCTTTTAAAACACCTGTTCCAAGTAAACACATTTCAAATAAAACATGTCGTAATACAGATATTGCATGAGTTTCTTCTAACTGGTCATGAATTAGCTTTTGCATATTTCGTGCAGCTTCTTCAGCAGGTTCTATCTGTGGCATAGTTTTTAAATCAGGTGCAGCACCTTTTTCAAAACCTGCGTTAGCATATTTTTCTGCTAAACCATTTAGAATACTATCAGCAGTAGCACCTGGTTCCATTTCTCTACCATCACCTTCAAAACCATAAATATCCTCCATGCGAGGATTCTTCATGTTATCAGGTTTTATATGTGCATATTTTTCTACTCCTGTTGGGTCAGTTGTAGGTAATACACTTATGGGAAACTTCCCTTGAGAGAATAGAACCTCTATTAATTGTCCGTATGCAGCAAGAACTTTTGTCTTTGTTACTTTAACAAAAACTTTAGACTTCTCAGAATCACGAAAAGCCATATCAGAACTATAGATACCCCTATAGTTTCTGTATGCTCTTAACCATCTCTTTTCGTCATAAAGACGTGCTTGTTCAGATTCCTTTAGTCTAGATTCAATAAGATAACCTAAATTACTATAGGATTCATCTTTCTCCTCCGATAAAGAATTAACTTCATCAGATTCAGATGTCAAGCCACTCGTATTAGAATGTGGCATATATAGCTCTCTTAGTAATCTCTTTCGTCTGCTAAGGTAAAGACTTTAGTGTCTACCATATTTTTATTTTCTTTAGGGAACTCTTTGTTTACTCCACCCTCTGCATAATCTGCAGGAAGTGCAGCACCACCTTTAACAACATTGGTTTTTGCGTCACCTTGCTTTTTGGTTTCATCACCATACATGTTTTCAGGAAGTTCACCTTGTTTGTATTTATACATTATTGCCATGTTTGTCTCCTATGTGTTTTTGTAAATAGGGAAGTAACCAAGGGTTATCCACTATTACGGTTGTTAGTCCATTTGCAAGAATGTTGCAAATTTTTTCTTCTTCTTTCTCATCTAGTTCTATGCCCCACTGATATATTATTGCATGTAATATTTCATGAATAAAAGTGTTGCCATGAGAAACAGAATCTTCTGCGGAGGATAAAGCTATCACTCCTTCACTTGTTAAAAACTGTCCATGCAATTCATTTACTTTTGCCATGACAGAATCTAAAACTTTTATATCGTAGTTTCTATATCCTACTTTTATATTTTTTTTCATTAATAACCAAATACTTTATCTGCTACCATATCTTTTGTTTGTCCGACACCAAAGTCGTGAAACTTTTGAGATACTGGATGAACAGGTCTACTCATACATCCATATCGAAGTGCATCATAAGCATGGTCCTCTGCATGTGTATCTACATCTTCAGGATTGTTTTTATCTGTAGGCAACATAGGCAGTGTTCTAATTAAGTTAATACAATTATCAAAAACAAATAATGTAGGATATCCTGTATCTTCGTTTAGTTTTAATCTTTTATGTATTTCTAATTTACCTGCTATTCTACTTCTAGGACTTCTATCTGATGGTCTCCATCTACATCCTTCTTGTATCATAGTCTCTGCAATACTTGGTCCTATATCTCCACGTCTAGCCCATGTAGAAGAATCGAGAACTCCGTAACGAATATACTCACCGTCTTCTAGTTCCATTACTTTTTGTGCAAATAAATCTGCTGTTAATTTTTTTGTATAGAGTTCTCTATAAATAAAAATATTATTATCAAAATCTATAGCAAACCATAAACAACAAGCAGGTGAACTATATCCCCAGTCTGCAGCTCTAAACTTCATCCAGTTCCTAGGTATATCAAAAGATTTTACTACATGTAATTCTTTATTAAATTCTGGAAAAGATGAATCTTCAAATGCCTCCCAGTTGCCATCTAGAAATTGTTTTCTTTGTACTTCTGGTAGAGAGGCTAACATTGCATAATAATCATCTGTTTGCATCAAATAGGGATTATCTTGCAACTTTGCAGGAATAAATCTTCTTGATATTTTTTTTATACCAGTTGGTGTTTTAATGTCAATATCAAATTTAGTGTTTGGTGTAGAGGGGTCAACAAACATTTCTTTTACCCATTGTGAACCAACATTACCTGGATTACCTGTTGCTCTCATAAACACTGGTATTTCAGGGTCTACACTTCTAAGTGATGAACGTAGAAAGTTATAGATATCTTGTGTTGGATATTGTGGTAATTCATCAATACCAATCCATGTATAAGATTGTCCTTGATATCTTAGAACGTCTGTTAAATTTTCTGCATATCCAAATTCTATTCTAGCACCTGAAGGGAACTTCCATTCTTTTTCTTGCTCTCTCCATTTAGCACCGGGATATGCTTTTGAATATAATTGTTGTGAATGATTTATTAAATCTCTTAACTCAGGCATTGTGCGTCTAATTAATAATGCTCTGTGTTTTTGTTTATCACAATATCTAAGTGGGTCAACAAGCATGGCATAAGATTTACCACCACCTCTTGCACCACCATAAAAAACTTCTCTTTCTGATGCTGCTAAAAATTCTGTTTGAGGTCCTTCGTTTGGTTCGAAGATAACTTCTTTTTCTTTTATAGCATTTCTAATACTTGGTGTAGTTTGTTCTATCTTATCTTCTTCTATAAGATTCTTCTCACCAGTAAAAACTTTATCTATTTCTTTTAGATTATTTTTTGTAGCCCAATAACTTTTTTGTGCTTTTACTAATTCTTTTTTCTTATCTGCTAATTTTTCTTGTGCAGATTTTTTTGCTTTCTTTTCTTTGACAGTTAGCGTTTTATTTAAATCACCAACTTTTCTTCTTCCAGTAGTTTTAGGTTTAGGTTCGTCTACCACCCTTTATTTATTTTCCTTTTTAATACTTCTCTCAATCCCATTCCAGTAATTTTTTTACCTGAATGATGTGATACCCATTCTGCAGTTTCTCTATAACTACAATTATTTTCAATAAACTTTTTTGCTTTACTAATTAATTCCATCTCTTCAGGAACTTCTATTAATAGTTTATCGTTTTCTTCTGATACCTCGTAACCAAAAGGAATAATTCTAGATACTCTTCTTCTAGTTATTCTTAGGGGGGAGGATGAAGATTCCGTGTGCGACTTTTGCATTGACATCTATCTTTTCCTTTTTAACTAATCCTATTCTATCTAAAACTTGTTTTGCAGCTTCTAATCTTACATTAGCACCAGGAGTTGTACTCTCTTCCATACTCATTGTATTTATAACTTGCATACTAGCTTTTGGTGCAAACGCTGCTAATACTTGTTCTGCTCTATCTATTATCTCTTCCTTTAATGCTTTTAATGGAATAGTATAATGAGAATATCCTGCAATCTCTCCTGCAATCTTTGGGTCGCCATTTGCTTCACCAAACAAAGCATCTAAAAAATCTTTTTGTTTATCTGTTAAATCTACAGATTTATTATCACTAGGAACTAACATTTCTTACCTTTTGTAAATGTCTTTCTGTTCTTTCTTTTAACCAGTCAGGTGATTTTCTAATACCAACTTGTTCTTCTATCTGTCTTTCTTTCATACCCTTTCTAGCAGATTCTATCATTTGGTCTCTGCCTTTGTGTTCTACTCTTTCGATAAAAGCCAACATAGGTGCAGTAATAATTTGTTGTATATTTTTATCTTTTAATAAATTGTCTCTTTCTTCAAAAGATAATATTTCATCCCACACTTTTCCTGTCTTTTTATTTTTAAAAGAATATAATGGCATTACTTTCCTTGTCCTCGATATTTTTTAAAAGAACGTCTTTTGTGTTTATTCATTGTGCTTGTACCAATTTTACCATTACCTATTGTTGTTCTCTTTGGTAATGATATAATATTAGTAACTACAGTTTGTTTTCTTCTCATCTAATCTCAAAATATTTTCTTTGATATTTATTTAGTTCTGACATAGTTGTAATCTCTGTATCATGTTCACATAATTTTTTATATAATGTTTTATCACTTGACCAACCTCTGCCACTCCAAAACTCAAAACCATCAAATCTAGATTTGTATACACTAGCCTTTTCATATCCGTAAGATAAATAATACTTCTTACATTTATTTTTTATAGACCAGTCTATTTCGTGTAAAGTCGCATATGTTCCCATTCCTAATCTTGGATTCTGATAATCCCACGCAAACTGGCCTGTTAGAACGTGTTTACTACCAAATACTTTTAATTCTGTAAATGCGACTGGTTTATCTTTGTAATAATAAATAAAATATTTCCAATCTATGTAGTCTTCTTTTTCAAAAACTTCACTGTCCTCTTCAAAATCTTTTTCATAATATTTTTTATATTGAATATATTTTTTATAAATATCGGAAATAATAATGAAAAGTGCATCATCTAATTTATCATAAACCTCTACTCGTATATCTTTCTTTCTTAATATCTTTCTTTGTTTTTTACTAAATGTAAACTTGTTTAATAGTAATCTAGTATTCCTAGCATTAATCCAAGTTAATCCATCTAACTTTGTGTAATACCAAGATAGTGGAATCCAACCATTTTCAAATGCTTGACAATATTCTTTTTCTTCAAACTTAGCTAAAGCTAAAGAATATATTAAATCATGATGAGTTAGTTTCCCAGTAACATGGTCAAAAAATAATTTCACTAGGGTCGTTCAAACTGAGTCATGTATGAATCATCAGTTATAACATTTTCTTCTCTAGTGTTTTCTACCGTATAAAAATTTTGGTCTATTTTATATCCTGGATTTTCTGTTAC